AAGTTGATTAATACTTGGTTACCGGGCGACGGCACAGGAAACAGTAATCGCGGCATTGTGATCGAAAGCCTTGGTAATGCAACAATTACTAGTGATATATCAATCATTGGATGTAGTATACGTAATAGTGAAGACTGTGTATACGTAACTGATCCAGTTATACGGTTGAACATAACAGGTAATAATCTATATAACTCATATAATGCTGTAACTCTCGGTACCAGTGCATATGGCGGGCCCAGCTATGTTACTATCCAAGATAACAGCGTCAGGGATCTCGACAACAATGGATTGGATATAGACACTGTTGGGTTTGTAAGCAGTGTTAATAACAGTTACCAAAATATTGGTGATCCGAGCACTATGCCTGCTATAGTATGGTCGGCGGCTTGTGAAAATTGCCAAAGCATAGGGGATGTATTTGATGTAACTGACAGAGCGTATCGGGTGCTTAACAACAACCCTGGTTACAATCTAATATTTGACCCGCAACAAACAGAGCTGGTGAACAACGCACCAACTCCGCATATTGACACTATATTGCCCAATCAAGTCAATGCGGCTACAGGAATAGCATATGATCTCACAAATGTTACCACTACTTTCACAGCCTTCATAGATTACGCAGTAAGCCTTGATACATATCGCAAGAGCGGCAGAATTACTGTGATATCAGACGGTACCACTGCAGATCTCACTGATGCAGCTACTGAATTGAACAATGATGCTAGTATGATATTTTCGGTAAGTGTGGTACCGGGTGTGTCGTTATCAATAAATTACACCAATCCCGCTGCACTAACCGGCACGCTGTCTTGGATTCAAACTTACTGGTCAATATAAACAACTAATAGTCTGGCTATATGGAAAACCCTTTCTTCCTGCATCCTCAACAACTACAGAGACTCTGGAAAGATCTACGTGGATCTATTAACAGTAATTTAACTACAGCACAGCAGTTGCATATGGTTGTTGACTTCTGGCGCTTAGCGCCAATAAGCCAGCCCTACTTAGACTATGTTGATACCACTACATGGCCGGATCCTTGGTCTCTAATAGATTCTAAACTGATAGATCCAAATGTTGTTGCGCTTGGTATGTTTTACACACTATTGCTATCAGAGGACAAGAGCTGGCGAGCAGACAGGTTAAGGTTAGCGATGATACGCAACAGAACCGACTGTTGGGAACGACTGATCTGTGTGGTTGATGAGCGATGGTTATTGAACTACAACTACAATAGCATCGTTGACGCCAGAGAAGAAACTGCCGACTTGCACAGCATGCATATCTACAAATACGATTTACATAAACGCAATATCATAGAAATACTTGCAGACAAGCAAGTGCTATATCATGTCTAGATTTCATACATAAACTAATATTAATGGAAAGTGATTTCAACTTGATACTAGCACTGTTACCGCCGAACGATACTCTGGTGACATAATCAATTATACGTTGATTATGTTATATTTTATTGGATTTTTTGGAAAATTTTATCGAAATTCGTCGGCCTATTTTGGGTATCTAAACAGTAAATATACCTGTTGCTTAAAGCAGCGGTCCACCATACAATAGCAAGGAAACGAAAGAGATGATCATGGCTACAAATAACAAATCCGACATCATGGTAACCAAGCGTGACGGCAGGAAAGAGCCATTGGATCTAGATAAGATGCACAAAGTTGTGTTCTGGGCAACTGAAGGTATACAAGGTGTCAGCGCCAGTGAAGTTGAGATACGCAGTCAGATACAATTCTATAACGGTATCAAGACATTGGACATGCAAGAAACACTGATTAAGGCAGCAGCCGACCTCATCAGTGAAGAAACACCTAACTATCAGTATGTTGCTGGACGTTTGGTTAACTATCATCTCCGCAAAGAAGTATACAACGATTACAAACCGTGGCATATACTTGATCTCATCAAGAAGAACGTTGCTGATGGATTCTATGATCCGCAACTGCTAGAAGAATACAGCGACCAAGAATGGGAACAGATCAATCGTTTCGTGGACCACGATCGTGACAGCAGCCTAACCTATGTGGCCATGGAACAGCTGCGTGGCAAGTATTTGGTACAGAATCGAGTGAGTGGTGAAATCAAAGAAACTCCGCAGTCGGCATATGCGCTGATAGCAGCGACTCTATTCATTCGCCATGATAAGCAGACTCGTCTTGCTATAGTACGCGATTATTATGATGCTATCAGCAAGCACGACATCAGCTTGCCTACGCCTATCATGGCAGGTGTACGCACACCACAGCGCCAGTTCAGCAGCTGTGTGTTGATTGAAACTGGTGACAGCTTAGACAGCATCAACGCTACTGCCAGTGCAGTGGTCAAGTATGTAAGTCAAAAGGCTGGTATTGGGATCGGTGCTGGATCTATTCGCGCCATCGGCTCACCCATACGCAACGGCGATGCTAGCCACACTGGTGTGGTGCCGTTTTTCAAACTGTTTCAAGCAGCCACTCGTAGTTGCTCGCAAGGTGGTGTACGCAATGGTGCAGCCACGTTATATTATCCTATATGGCATCTAGAAGTAGAAGAGATGCTAGTGCTTAAAAACAATCGCGGTACTGAAGATAACCGTGTGCGTCACATGGATTATGGTGTGCAGTTTAGCAAACTGTTCTACGAACGACTGATACAAAACGGCGATATTACACTGTTCTCACCTAGCGATGTACCAGGTCTATATGATGCATTCTTTGCTGATCAAGATCGTTTCCGTGTGCTGTACGAAGCAGCAGAGCGCAACAAGAAACTGCGCAAGAAGACCGTGAAGGCTGTTGAGCTGTTTAGCAGCTTCATGCAAGAGCGCAAAGACACTGGCCGAATTTATCTACAAAACGTAGACAATGCTAACCAACACGGTGCATTCATCGAAAGCATTGCACCTATTCGCCAAAGCAATCTCTGTGCTGAAATTGACTTACCCACCAAACCGTTAACCGATCTCAATGATGAAGATGGTGAGATCAGCCTTTGCACACTCAGTGCGATAAATTGGGGTAACATACGTAGCCCTGCCGACTTTGAAAAGCCTTGCAAACTAGCAGTGATGGCACTAGACAATCTGTTAGATTACCAAAGCTATCCAGTGAAAGCTGCATACAAAAGCACGATGAACCGCCGCCCGCTGGGTATTGGTATCATTAACTTTGCCTATTGGTTAGCTAAGAATGGTGTTAGCTATAGCGACCCTGCCGCATTACCGTTAGTTGACGAATACATGGAAGCCATGAGCTACTATCTGATCAAAGCTTCGGTGGATCTTGCACGCACAAAGGGTGCATGTGGTAAGAGCGACGAGACCAAGTATGGACATGGCATCGTGCCCATTGACACACGCAAGAGAGACATTGACGAGTTGGTTCCGTATGTTGAACGCATGCCCTGGGCAGAGCTACGCGAAGACCTGCAGATAGTTGGCATACGTAACAGCACGCTGATGGCAGTGATGCCAGCAGAAACTTCGGCACAGATTGCCAATGCTACTAACGGTATTGAACCTCCGCGCAGCTTGATCAGCATCAAACAAAGCAAACATGGTGTTCTCAAGCAGGTAGTGCCCGAGTTTCGTCGTCTAAAGAACAAGTACGAATTGCTCTGGGATCAAAAGACACCAGAAGGGTATCTCAAGATATGTGCAGTGTTGCAGAAGTACATTGACCAAGGAATTTCAGTCAATACGTCTTACAATCCTCAACATTATCAAGATGATAAGATACCGTTAAGCGAGATGCTGGGCCACTTATTGATGTTCTACAAGTACGGCGGAAAACAGTTGTACTATTTCAACACTTATGATGGGCAAGGTGAGATCAACGTAAGCAAGATGATCTCCGATGATGCAGCCGAACTGCCGCCTATTGACGAAGCTGATTGCGAAAGCTGCACCATCTAAGCAGGTTGGCAATCTAGCTAGCTTGCGATATAATCAGTCTATATACATGAGGAAGATACTATGAGCGTTTTTGACGTCGCAAACCGGTCGGATCATACCAAAAGTTTGGCATTCTTGGATCCCAACGGGGGTGTCAGCATCCAGCGCTATGATACTATGAAATACAAGACGCTGGACAAGCTCACAGAAAAGCAGCTGTCGTTTTTCTGGTTGCCTACTGAAGTTGACATCTTCAAAGATGCTAAGGACTTCAAAGATCTCACTGCGCATGAACAGCATATATTCACAAGCAACCTCAAGCGCCAGATACTGCTAGACAGCGTCCAAGGTCGTGCACCTAGCGTGGCATTTGGGCCAATCTGCAGCTTGCCCGAGCTAGAGAACTGGATCACTACTTGGACGTTTAGCGAGACCATCCATAGCCGTAGCTATACTCACATCATTCGTAATGTTTACAGCAATCCAGGCAAGATCTTTGACGAGCTGATGGACATTGCTGAGATCGTAGACTGTGCTGGTGATATCAGCCAGTACTATGACGAGCTGATCGACATGAACACTAAACTGGCAATCGGCGCTAACGATTACGATGCATATCGTCACAAGCAGTTGATCTGGCTGTGCATGATGAGCGTGAACATCCTCGAAGGTGTGCGCTTTTATGTGAGCTTTGCCTGCAGCTGGGCATTTGCCGAAGTCAAGAAGATGGAAGGCAATGCTAAGATCATCAAGTTTATCGCCCGCGATGAAAACTTGCACTTGGCCAGCACACAGACGCTGTTGAAGATACTGCCCAAGGATGACCCGGACTACGCCAAGATTGAGATCGAATGCCAAGCCGAAGCTATTAAGATGTTTGAAGATGCAGTAGATCAAGAAAAGCGTTGGGCAGAATACTTGTTCAAAGATGGCAGCATGATCGGTCTTAACAATCAGCTGTTGGCCGAATACGTTGAATGGATCGCTGCCAAGCGCATGACTGCTGTTGGGCTACCAACCAAATACAAAGGTGGTTCAAATCCTCTGCCGTGGACACAAAAATGGATTGCTGGTGGAGAAGTTCAAGTGGCCCCGCAAGAAACAGAGATCAGTAGCTATGTTAGCGGTGGCACCAAACAAGATGTTGGCACGGACAGCTTCAAAGGGTTCAGTCTCTGATGAAAGTAGCTATCGTTACACCGTATCACACGGAATCTGCTGCAGTGCTGCATAGGTGTAACGATAGCGTTCTAGCTCAGACCTATACCAACGTGCGACATTTCATGGTTGGCGATGGCATTACTAATCCATTGGTATCTACATTCGATGCAGACAGTTATGGTCTACCACATGCTCATGCTGATGCTGGTGCAACCCCTCGAGCGATAGGGGCACTTAGTGCATTCAGCCAAGGGTATGATGCTGTTGGGTTCATAGATGCTGACAACTATCTCAAGCCCAATCATGTAGAGCACATGGTTGCAGTGCTGCAAAAAAGTGGAGCCGATGGAATAGTAGCCACGCGAGTGATACACAGTCAAGATGACCGTGAGATGTACGTTGACCGTATTGAAAGCAACGGTGAGAACATGATTGATACCAACAGCTGGTTTCTCACTCGCAATGCCATGCACCTGATGTCACATTGGATCACTACTCCTGGTCAGCAGCTGTGGAGCGATAGGCATTTTGCCAAAGCTGTGCTGGATAGCGGTATGAGGCTGGTACGTTGTGATGAACCAACTGTGGTGTACGTGACACGCTGGGCATGGCATTATCAATATGCAGGATGGGCAGTACCAGATGATGCAGTATGGATACATACTGCAGCAGATGGCACGTTATCACATGTTAAAAATGCCAATAAATAATCAAGAGGATCAAAACATGGATGCTGTCCTATTCACCAAAGATAACTGTGTATACTGCACACAAGCCAAAGCTCTGCTGAACAGCAAGGGCTTAACATATGAAGAACGTATCATAGCATTGATAGGGCCAGATGATCGTGTGCTCAAAGAAAATCAAAGCTGGACCAATCGAGAAGAACTGTTGGCTGCAGCGCCTACTGCTAGGACAGTACCACAGATATGGTTGCATGGCGAGCATGTTGGCGGGTACACCGATCTCTTAGCACGATTGAAATAACAGATGCCTTATATAAAACGATCATTCCCACAAGCATTGGATATCGTAGACCCTGGTGTGATAGATGTCTACAGCAGTCCTACAGTTTTTGTGAACTACCAAAAAGTTGCGTTGTGGAACGCACCGACGCTAGGCACTAGCGTACTAAGCCAGCTTGCTATACCAGTATCGCCACCTTTAGAAAACTATGCACCGAATCCAGAACAGATCAACAATTATAATTCTAGTGCTGCATTAGCTCTGGCAGATCCGCTAGAGATACAATTTGCTGACGGCACTATAGCTTATCAAGCCCAAGGAAATCCGCCCGGGCCTAACACATCAGATCCTAACGATCTGGCAGGCAATGCTGATCCTACGGTGGGATTTGTTACTCCGCCGGCAGGTAGCGGCGTGTGGGGCGCACTTGAATCAAATCTAAATAAGTGCGTACAAGAAGGTGATGCAGGCCAGTGGAATGAACAAGGGTCTCCTGGCAATCCAAACATACTTAATTGTTATGCACATACAGGCGGCATAGCTGCTGCACAGAGAATTGCGCCAGGCGATCAATGTCCGTGGTGTGCTGCCTTTGTTGGTACAATATTACAAGCATCTGGGACAACTGGTATGATATCGTTTTCAGTAGACAGTTATTATGATCTTGCTCGTCGGGTGTCGCAATGGGTATCTAAATGTGGTGCAATATCTATACCTGTTTCTGATCCCTCACAATGGCGTCGTAATGACGTGTGTGTGCTATCTGGTAATGGGTCGCACCATGTGGCATTTATACGAGGAGTCGATCTGCAAGCTGGGCGAATACGATTGGCCGGCGGCAACCAAGGCGATAAATGCAGCGAAGTCAACTATAAAGCTGGTTCTATCAGAAACGTTGCATTCATTGGTCGTACCTGGGTGGTGCCGCCCGATGCTAACAAGCCAATAATAGGAACACTTGCCGGCGGCGGAGCTGTAAAGACACGTTGATCTTGCTATATTGATACAAGTTTCATATACTCAATTGAAATAGGGAGTATTGCACATGTTACTTGAAAAGACTTGGAAGACTGACGATATCTGCACACTAAAGCTGGCTAGCGGCGAAGAGTTAGTAGCCAAGATAGTAGATTCGGACGACACTATGGTGGCGATTGTTAAGCCGTTGGTAGTGAACATCAGCGTTGATCCGCAGACCAACCGAGTCGGAATACAGATGATACCCGGATTCATCATCACTGCTAATCCGGATGCTAAGCTGCGTTTGAGCCTGCACAGCATAGTGACCATCACTCCCACTGAAGAAAACATCAAGAAAAGTTATCTAGCCAACACCAGCAGCTTGACCATACCAGCTAGTGGTAACCAAAGCCTGCGGTTCTAACAGCGTCATGGATGATGCTACACCAACTCCTAAACCAAGCATGCACTGGCCGCAAGGGCAACCCTGTAGCCACTGCGGCTTGCCAACAGTGTCTGAGCTGCACAGGTTTGAGGGCAACGGTGTGCGCAGAGAATACTGGGCGCCCCTTTATCACCTTGCTGAGAAGAATCTTGGGTTCTGTGGCCCGGCGTGTGTAGCAGACTGGATGATGGTTCAATTGGCCGTGCAGCCCGAAAATGTGCCAGTGAAAAAGTTCATAGTCTCTAGCCTCGACGATGTACGCCAGGGTAAATCATGGCGTAATGGTGCGAAATGAAAGGCATGATCAAAATTGACCAGTTTATCATCGAATCAACTGGTGTGCGGGTAGTCATATTAGGTGACAACGACACCAATGGCAGGCTGTTGGCTATGGCTGTGCTGACACCACCTAAAGGCTTTATCATGACTGCTGATCACGGATGCATACCCGACCCTGCAATCATTACAGTTGACAACTCAAAAAGTGATGCTATAAATACAGTGTGATGTTGATATTCACTGAACACGTTCTGGACCCCGGTTCGAATCCGGGCAGGTCCACCATAGATACACACTAAACTAGGTTCAGGTATTTTCCGAAAGCCTATGTTGATAGCGACAGCCTGGAAGCTGGAGTAGGCAGTTTATGTGTGTATCTTTGCTGGGCCTGAGTTGGGCATCGACAGGCGAACTAGGCAGGATGGAGTCACCGGGATCTAAGCGCCGTTACCGCGAAGAAAACTACAGTTGCAAACGATAACTTTGCTCCTTCTTACGAGGCTATTGCAGCGTAAATGAGTTTTTGGCAGTTTTGACTTGGAAACAGAATAAAACTGCCGCTTACACACAAGGACACAACAATGCCAAATTGGCCAAACAGTGTTTTAGTTGATAGAGTTGAGTATCCGCTAACAACACCGGGCACATCCATTGAGACTAAACTGATTAACGGCATCCATGAACTAATACCAGTGATGCGGTTTTACACTGTTATTGACGGCTGCACAACAAAACTTAAAACCAAAGTAGAGTTTGTGCATACAAAAGACACAGTAGATCACAGTGCTGTTCGAACATTTGTTGACGATGTAACTAAAGAAATTGAAATGGCAATCGCAGCCTAATTAATAATTGGCCTGCAAAGGATAACTGATGATCAAATGGTATAAGTTTTTAAGAAAACAAGGCTATTCGATAAGTATTTCCTTTTCTAGTGCAATATATAACTGCAGACACTGGTACCCCGAAGGCGAATGGCCTTATGGAATGAAGAAAAAATATAAAGGAAACAACTATGGCAATGAATCATCAATCTAAGAAAAAGACAGATGAAGATTTGATTGCTGAGTTTTTAAACAAGGGCGGGTCTGTTACCACCGGCAAAACAAAGCCAATGGCTAGCGAACTTGGTATTAGCAATCACACTTGGAATCAAAAACTTACCAAAGCAGAAAAAGACGCCAAGAAGTGAACTGGATAGAAATATACGAGAATTGTCATGCATAAGATAACACACTGGGCAGACGAACTTGGCATATTCGATGATACCATGGATCAATATGCATTTCTCATTGAACTTGCAAAAAAACCAACAACGTTGCCCGGCGAACTTCGCACAGAAGACAAACTTGTGAATGGTTGTATCAGTAAGATATGGGTAGACGTGGGAGAGATTGACGGGCGAACCAGAGTGTATTACGACAGCGACGCACTGATAACCAAAGGGGTCACACACGTAATTTGCGATTGTTTCGATGACCTACCAATAGATCAGGCCAAACAAATCACTAAGAGCCAATTTACCCAGATTGGATTGGAGGGTATCTTGAGCAGCAATCGTCGCAATGGGTTGTCGAGCCTTATAGAAACACTACAAATCAAGATTGCAAGTTTGTAACCTTCATGCTATCATGATATCTATAGGACTCTTGCAATGCTGATAGGATCGTGATGCCAAAATACATATTCGTAACTGGGGCGCCTGGCAGCAAGTGGTGCAGTGTGGTCAACAGCATCTATCATAGTGCTGACATTGACCGCGGTGACTACAGTGATTCTCGAACCTATCGTCGCGATCTTAGTGGTCAGATGGAACTTGCACACCAAGGTGCATATTTTGATCCTGGCATGGAATTTGGTGATTGGTTCGAAGAGCTAGATGCAAACACCAAGGCCGTGTGTGAAGCTGAGTTTGATAGGCCCTGGGCAGGACATGCGCTGGGCGGTATCAAGATAATCAAAAGCCATATGTTCGCAGCCCAGATTGACTTCTTGCGCGAAACTTGGCCAGATTGTCCAGTGGTGTTAGTACATCGGTCAGAGGATGCGTGTTTAGGGCAGTGGGTACGTTGCGGTGAATTCCGTATCGCGTACCCAAAATATACATACTATAAGAATCTAGACAATATGGCATGGCATATAGATTATCAAAACAACGGTATTTTGAATGCTGCTGCACGCGCAGACGTGGACTTTGACATAGTGGATAACCATCATCTCTGCCAGAGGCTAGGCATCAAAACACCCACAGATCATTGGCAAAATTACCCAAGGTCAGACGTAAAAGTCGCAGTTTTAAAATAGGCTCTTGTGAAAACAGTCATAGAATGCTATAACTAGCTGATGAAGAAGCAATCTAACGAAATACAAAAACTCACTGACTATCAACATCACCGTCTGCGCACGGAGATGTATCTTGGTAGTCGAAGCCCACACAGCCAGACGATCGTGAACTGGGACGGCAAGGCCCTGAAGCCAGTGGAGATGACATGGACTCCTGCAGTCTATTGCGCATTCCGTGAGATATTAGACAATGCCCTTGACGAAGTTGTTGGGCACGGGCATGGCACTAGTGTCGGAGTTACCTATGATCAGAAAGAGATGCTGTTCACTGTCAGCGATGACGGTAGAGGTATCCCGATTGACTGGGATGAGAATGAAAACATGCACAAAGCAACGTTGGCTTTGACGCAGGCTCGTGCAGGTCGTAACTTTGGGGCTCGCGAAGAAGTGCGCGGTACCAACGGCATCGGGGCCAGCACTGTGGTTAGCTGCAGCGAACATTTCACGTTGGATATCATTAGAGACGGTAAACGCTTCCAGCAGACATTCCGTGAAGGAAACGCTGCATTTGACGAGCTCGATATACGCGAACCCAAGATCACTAACAATAGTGGCAAGACTGGAACTACGGTTGAGTTCAAGCTCAGCAAGGATGTGTTCAAGAAAGCTAATCTGCCGCTAGCCTTCGTTAAAGCACGCATGACAGAAATTGCGGCAAATCATCCTAAAATTCGCTTTAGTTTCAATGGCACTCGCGTTGTAGTTAAGCCAACAGTAGCCAAGACCTTCTTTGAAGGTAAATCTGTAATCACTGTTGATGTTAACGACAAGAACTTCAAGAGCACGTTCTATTTGGTGCCAAACTTTGCTGAAGACGGCGAATACCTGCATACTACTGTGAACGATATCCCTGCATTCAACGGCGGGCAGCATATTGATACATTCAAGCGCATATTCTATGGTGGATTGGTGCGTGCCCTTGAGCGCGAAAGCAAGCGTCGTGGATTGACACCTAATCGTAGCGATATCGCAGATGGATTGTTGATCTATAACGTCACAGCAATGCACGCTCCTAACTTTGATAGCCAAAGCAAGACGCGGCTGATCAACGACGATGTTGATGGCTATATCAAAACTGTGCTTGAAGATGAAAACACCTTAAAGAACATAATCAAGAACAACAAGACTTGGATCGACGAGATCTATGCACGCTGTGCTGCACGCACACAGAAGAAAGATGATGCCGAGCTAGCCAAGCAAGCACGCAAGATGATGCGTACCAAGGTGCCTAAGCTGTTGGATGCCAATGGCAAAGATCGTACCAAGTGCGTGCTGTTGATCACAGAAGGTGACAGCGCCAAGACCATGGTTAGTGCTGTGCGCGATCCAGAGGTACATGGTGCATTACCACTGCGTGGTAAAATTTTAAATGTGCGCGGCGAAGCACCCAAGACCTTGTTGGACAATCAGATACTCATGGATCTCATGACCAGCATTGGCTGTGCACTGGGACAGCGTGCTGTGCGTGCTGATCTGCGCTACGGACAAGTTTGGCTAGCAGCTGACCAAGATCCAGATGGCGCTAACATCACAGCACTATTGGTCAACTTCTTCTACTTGCATTGGCCCGAGCTGTTTGATCCCAAGCTGCCCACGTTCTTCTACGCACTACAAACTCCGTTTATCATCCAAGAAAAAGGCAAGAACCGTCACTATTGGTATGCTGATGATTATCATACCTACAATGCCAAGGACTGGAAAGGTGCGCCAAAACCAACCCGTGCTAAGGGTCTCGGGTCGTTAGAAGAAGCAGATTGGCGCCACAGCTTGGTCAAACCAAAGTTGATACCTATCAACGACGATGGTAACTTAGGCGACGCATTAAAGTTGATATTTGATCCCAAGGGCGCTGACGCTCGCAAGGATTGGATTGCGCTGGATGTCTGACACTAGAGTTTGCATGGGAAAGTTTCAGGTCAATCGCGACGTTGGTGATTGGCTGCTAGACAATGCCAAGCTAATCATGTTCTACACTCAAAACCAATCGCTGATAGAATGGTGTGAAGAACACATCTCATCATTCAACAGTGGCCGTTTGGTGATAATCACAGAACCGTTTCGCACCTACGATGAGATCGGCGTGTGGATGCCGATAGATAACACTAGCGATCTAGTGCTTTGGAAGCTACGACCAGAATGGAAACAGAATGAGCACATATAACAACACCACTGACTACATCAAGGGTACCAGCCGAGACTACAGCATCTATGTGTGCCAGACTCGTGGTATTCCCAGTGTGTGTGATGGGCTCAAGGATGCACAGCGCAAAGCACTGTTTGTGATCAAACCCAAGAGCGACAAGATCAAGACCATTTCTCTGGCAGGCGAGATGATCAGCCAAAACGTTTACTTGCACGGTGACGCTAGCGCAGCAGAAACGCTAAGCTTAATGGCTGCACCCTATTGCAACAACGTACCATTGCTGCACGGCATCGGCGCGTTTGGTACCAAGGTTGGACCAACTGATTGGGGTGCAGCACGTTACACGTATCTCAAGCGCAACACGCATACCGATGCACTGGTGTTTACTGATTACGATATAGTACCACTCAAAGAAAACTACGACGGCAGCGTGCTTGAACCCAAGAACTATCTACCGTTGGTGCCAATGGTACTGCTCAATGGTATTAGCGGTATCGCAGTTGGTTGGAGCACTGACATCCTGCCGCGTGCGCTGGATGACATCATTGACGCTACTGTTGCTGCACTGGACGGCAAGACTATCAAAATATTGGTGCCGCGCTATGACTACCTCAACTGTGGTGTGCGCAACATTGCTGGTAACAGCTGGGAGTTTACGGGCCGCTGCCGCATTGACGGTAGCACTGTGTGGATCGAAGAGCTGCCACCAGATCTCAGCCTCGAGAAGTTCAAAGCGCGGTTGAACACCATGGAAGAAGAGGACAAGATCCAGACCTACATTGATCGCAGTACCAAAGAGATCCGTATCGAGATACGCTTCAAGCGCGGCACGATCAACGGCTGGACCGAAGACACTGCTATCGACTATTTCAAGCTGCGTAGCAAAGCTACTGAACGAATTGTAGTATTGGATTGGAACGGCAACAGCGTGCGCCAGTTTGAATCTGCAGAACAGGTAATAAAAGAGTATGTAGAATGGCGGCTAGGTTGGTACAAGATCCGCTATGAAAAACTGATAGCTGATTTAACCTACCAACTGAATTGGAACTTGGCTATCAAAGCTTGCATAGATGGACAATTACCGCAGTTCTTACCCACTGCTGATGACAAAGCTGCTATCGTTGCTAAGGTAAACGCACTGTGTGCTGCTATTGTGCTAGATGACGATCAGATAGACCGCATTGCCAGCTTGCCTAGCTATCGTTGGGCCAAGGATACCTATGCTGATGTGGTAGCTAAGATAGCTGATATAACCAAGACGATCGCAAGCCATCAGACAGTCTTGGTCGATCCTGCACTGCAACGAGCACTATATAAGCGTGAGGTCCAGGCACTTAAGAAACTGCCTAAGATAGACCGATGATCAACTGGGCACCAAGTTACTGCACATTGTTTGATCAAGAGATATGTATCAGACTAGACATAGACATAGCAAGGTTGCAAAATATAGCAAAGCTGTCATCAATTAACTTTAAAGGAGAGTAATATGGCTGTGACACGTGCTATTAACACAACTACTACCGATGATCAAAGTTTGCGCGAATACATGATCGGTGTTTACAATAACATGGGGATTGGCTTGTTACTGAGTGGCATTGTTAGCTACATCATAGGTACTGACCCCACCCTCGTTGCCATGTTCCTTGGCGGACCACAAGCATGGCTTTTTATACTTGCGCCGCTTGCCATGGTATTTGTCATGTCATTTATGATTGACAAAATGTCTGTGACTGTTGCAAGATTTATGTTCTATGCATACGCCGCTGTTATGGGTATTAGTTTGTCCAGCATCTTTATAGTATATCAGTTGGGCAGTGTTATTCAAGTTTTTATGATCACTGCTATCATGTTTTTATCAATGAGCATATATGGATACACAACCAAACGCGATCTTACGTCGCTGGGTGGATTTTTTCTTATGGGTCTGTTCGGCTTAATTGCAGCTAGTATTTTAAATATATTCATGCAAAACTCTGCATTGGATTTTGCAATTTCCATCGTAGGTGTGGTGATTTTTGTTGGGTTAACTGCGTATGATACACAACAGATTAAAGATATTTTCTATAAAACGCACGGCGATGATAGGTCAAAGGCTGGTATCATGGGTGCACTGTCCTTGTATTTAGACTTTGTAAACCTTTTGCTGAATTTGCTGAAGTTAGTAGGCGCTAAAAAGTAATAGACAAATATCAAATAAAATAGCCGTAGTATACGGCTATTTTTACCATCAAGGATACGCATATGTCAGATTGGCTATACGAAGCAACGTATACACAGGCAATAGCAGAATCGCTGCGAGTTAAATTGTACGACGCTGAACAAAAACTAGAAATGCTACGGTTAAAAGTCTACTACAACACAGACTTTGAAGGGCTGTGGCCTGTGGGTACTAGTGCAGTAGTTGTTGCAGAATCTGTGGAGCAAGCAGAATTGCTGTTAACTGACAAGCTTGCAGCAATTGGTCTTGCATACAGGGGTACCATGACTGAAATGGACATGACTGTGCCCCATGCAGTGATCCTACAAGACGGTAATTACTGATTGACAAACGTTTTACGTGTGCTACTTTATTGATGTAGATGACTATACAGTATGGAGTTTCAAATGTATGTGACTAAAACTATCCGCGATGTTGTTCTTAGTGTGCTTGGGGTGGCAATCTTTGCACTTGGTGCGTATGTGCTTACCCATTCATACGAAACCGGCCGTTGGTTGAAATCTGTGGATGATGCTCGGTATTTCGAATTAGATCAAGATGTGGGAGTGTCAAAATGAGCACTGCTGCATTGGGCGACGTCATGTCAGTAAAAGATCTTGCCGACCTAGTTGATCAGCGCTACCGAGAGCATGCTCAACTTGCGCAGTTAGTTATTAACGGCGCGGCGTCTGAAACAGAGCTACTAAAAGCTAGCGATGCACTAGGGCATGTGCAAAACGAATTAGCTGCAGCACTGGTTGATACGCCCCAGGATAAGAGACGGCGATAACATAGCATGCACTATGATTTCATAGAGATAGGTACGTCTGATTTTGATACGCTGTGCCAATCGGTACCTGATGGACAAGTAGGCCTAAGTGTTGAACCAGTCAAAGTGTATCTAGACAGGCTACCCGTCAGACCAACCATGCACAAGCTATGGAGTGCGATGGTCACAGATGAGCAGTACACTCGCAGTGCTTCTGTTGATCTATACTTCATACCAGACAGTGACATTGCACTGCACGGCCTTGGCAGTTGGATGAAGGGTTGTAATTCCATTGGCAAACCTCATGAGTTCCACACTGGGTACTATCCTAACATAGACAACTGGCATGCAACAGACGATCGTGCTGCGTTGCCCAAGTGGGATCTATTAGCAGCAGGTGTTGTAAAGATTGTGCAGGTTCCTTGCATCACCTGGGGCATGCTGATAGACCAGTTTGACATTGGCACAGTTGATCTACTCAAGACAGATACAGAAGGCATGGATGCCGATCTGCTGATCAACATGTTGATTGAGTACACACGTCGAGGCATGCGTGTTAGCTTGCCTAAGAAGATACAGTTTGAAGACAATGCCCACACAGACGTGAAGCGCATGTTTGTAGCCAAAGAGCTGTTAACTGTCTGCGGTTATAACGTGATAACACACCCGCATGGCAAGGATTCGTGGGCAGAACTGATCCAATCGGAGTACGTGTAATGTCAGACGCTGAACAGGTCTGGGTCCTAAACTGGCAACATCTCGAAGATCACGCAGTAATGGAACGCATAGAATGGCTAAGGGATAACCTAGTAGCAGGCACTGATTGGGGAGTGTGCAACGACCCGCGCATCTGCGTGCTAAAGACCGAGTCTGCTGGTGTGATGTATCGCATGCGCTGGTTTGATGGTAGCCAAAGCAGCTTTGATCCATATAGATCAGATTCGGTGCTACGCAGATTCCTGGTCAAACCTACAGATGAAGAAGCAGCGGCGCAATGACTGTGAAAGAAGTATCTGTCCACGCACTGCGTGATGATTTAATGGTCCAACAACAGGTGCACACCCGCTGGCAGCACATGGTTGGTGTGATCATGTTAAACCAAACAGGTCGCAAGCCTGTTAAGACTGTACTACCAGAATTCTTGAGCAGGTGGCCAAACGAAGAGTCGTATCTTTACAGCACGCCAGATGAAGTGATACCTGTGATACGTCCACTTGGTTTCTACAATCGCAGAGAGAATACCCTACGCAAGATGAGTTGCGATTTCCTAAGCTGGGATTTTAAAGATGCAACCAAGCTGTATGGTATAGGCCAGTATGGCAGTGAAAGCTATCGGATCTTTTGGCTAGGTGAACGGTTTGAACCGCAAGACAAGGAACTGCGGCGATACCTTGGTTATCCACAATTAGAGAAAGCTACTGCATGAGCACATTGATATTTGGCCGAGGGTTTGTTGGAAAAGCCACTGCTGGTATACTGAACTGTGATATTGCATGGTACGATCCAGCCCAGGGTTACGATCAAGTAGACCTGCGGGCCGTTGATCGCGCAATCATCTGTGTACCCACACCCGATCACAAAGATGGGTTGGATCATTCTGCAGTGTACGAGTGCTTAAACTATCTTGCCAGCAGAGGTTGGGCAGGACCTGTGGCAGTACGCAGCACTTCTATGCCTGCTGCATTTGATAGCATGCTGTCTATAAATGCCAATTTGGTATACTGGCCAGAATTCTTGCGTGAGGCACGTGCAGCAGCAGATGCAGCTAACCCAACGCAGGTAGTGCTAGGAGGGTCTAATGAGATCGTGCATCAATGGCGCATATGGTTGTGTGGCATGCAACATGCACAGTCGGCCTGCTGGACGCTCACAGATATCAAGACGGCTGCAATGATCAAGATTGGCATCAACTCTGCTCTAGCTGCCAAAGTCATGTTGTTTAACAGCTTGTATCAAGCATGTCAAACCACTGGTGCCGATTGGGCAAGCGTGCGAGCAGGAGTTGGATTAGATCCGAGGATAGCCACCGGGCAGACCATGGTACCTGGACCGGATGGGTACCTTGGGTTTGGAGGTAAGTGCTTGCCCAAGGATATTGGCGCACTAGCTGCCATGCTGCCAGATGATCAGTTACTGCAAGGCATTATTGCTCAGAACGCTGCGGTACGAAATGGCATAAATTAGTATATGAGATATGATGAAGTGATCAATGGTGCTAGCAAAGCACTGATTTGGAGCAGGTTAACTGATACGTTCCTGTTCATCTTGCGCAGTGAACTCTGCAGCCATCCGTTGCAGTGGGACGTGGCCGGCGGCCATGTAGATGCAGGCGAGAACTATAAGCAGGCATTGTACAGGGAAATTGTTGAAGAGATTGGACGAGATCTCAGCGATGCTCCGATCAGATTGCTCAGCGAGACTACAACAGAACAACCGCACTTTGTCATGCGCAACTATGTGGTATGTGTACCAGAAGAATTTGAACCCAAGCTCAACTGGGAGCATGTTGAGTTCCAGTGGAAGAGCCTGGAAGAGATGCCAGAACCAGTAACGTTCAACATAGACATGTTGCTCAGCAACGACCGCGCTGCTGTGCGACTCAAAGAATTCCAAGAGCGTTGCAGAAAAGCTGGATAATGCCAAACGTAAATCATTTCTGTATGGCCCCATTCACGAGTTTATCATATACCTCGTGGAGCAATAATGTAAAACCTTGTTGCCAATGGCCCGATTTCAGAGATGGCAATGCGCCTAGTTGGGATCTTGGTATAGTAGATACATACCCAGATCCGTTGAATCATCCAAACATGGAAGCATTAAGGCAAACTATGCTGTCTGGTAAATCGCATCCAGGGTGTTCAAGATGTGACTATAAATCTTCTCTTGGTATAAACAGTGCCAGAGATAACAGCAACCAGCTGTTCCACAATCACAACACTGCTACGGCTCTGTTACGCTCAATTGAATTGAACCTTGGTAATCTCTGCAATATGAAATGCCGCATGTGCAATAGCGGTAATAGTAGCAGATGGATAGAAGATGAAATTGTCTTAAAAGGCAAAAGTCATCGCAAGCTAATGCGCCGCAGCATTGATGACTTTACAATGGACATGAGCCATGTAGAATTTTTAAGATTTGTTGGCGGCGAACCGCTATTAGAACAAAAAACCATAATAGCAGTATTAAATAAGATACAACGCGATCGCGGATCATTAAAAGATTTAGACTTGGCTATAACAACTAACGCCAGCGTTGCAATAGAAGATGCACTTCTAAGTTTGATTTCTGATTGTAGGGCTTTCTTATTAGATGCAAGTATAGATGGCATAGGTGCTGTCAACGATTATCAGCGCACAGGTGCACACTGGCCCGACATAGAGAAAAACCTGCGTACATGGCATGATCTCAAGGACACATGGCCTATGCCTTATATCTGTGTAGCAAGTTGCTGGACACTGTTAAACGTGCATCATTTTCCTGAATTTATTAGATGGGTTACATCAAATATACCAAAGTATTCTATCATTGGACAGATAGTAATTGATCGACCGCAGCTTGCACCGAGAAATCTGCCATACACAGTCAAGCAAGATCTCATATCACAGATATCTAATATGACCGGATACAACACTACTGGATTAGAGCAAAAACAAGAAATCACAGAACTTACCAAATTGATATTAAATGAATTACACACCCCTGCTGATCTTGACCTTGAATCTGTAAAAGATATTATTGCGCAACTAGACACGCTGCGTAATGAAAGCTTTGCTGATATAGAACCTAATATACACAACGCTATATTCTCAAATTGAGATCAATCATCTAAGATCTTTGGTTGACATGCTAGCACATTGTGCTATTGTAAGCACATGTTTGATGTAGATGAACTAGCAGAACAACTTGGCACACGCAAGACCGTGATCGGTGTTAGCGGCGGTGTAGATAGCATGCTGCTTATGTACATTATCAGCCAGAATCTCAATAAATTCCGTTGTGATATCAGTGTTGTAACTGTCAATCATCGCTTGAACGCTAACAGTGACGCTTGGGCAGTTTTTACCCAACACCAATGCGATAGGATGGGCTTGCACAGTAATGCGGTGTCAGTAGTTACTGTTGATACAGACAAAAATCTAGAAAACAGTGCCAGAGTTGCTCGATACCATGCCTTTCGTAGTTTCAATCCAGAAGCTATCGTGTTAGCACATCATGCAGATGATCAAGCTGAAACTGTGCTGATGAAGCTGTTTCGTGGTGCAGGGGCTCGCGGCCTTAAAGGCATGGAAAAATACAGCCCTGCTTGGTTTGATCCCGCAGTGTTAATGTGCCGTCCTATGTTGGATTGCAGCCGAGCAGAGATTGAAACCTATGCAAAGCTGTGCGAAGTACCCTACATCACAGATCCCAGCAATGCCGATACCAAGTATGACCGCAATTGGTTGCGCAACACTGTGATTCCAGAGATCCGTGCTAGGAACCCGCAAGCTGTGGCAAACATCAGCAAGACTGCAAGCATCCTAGGTGAAAGCTTGGAATTGATGCGCGATCTTGCAAACATTGACCAAGCTGCCGCCACGAGAGCCGATGGCACATTAGATTGGCCAACACTGTGCTCACTTAGCAACACCAGATTGAAAAACCTCTTGATGCATGTGCTTGAACAGAACGGTGTACATGGTTACAGCACTGATCATATTGAAGAATTTTCTAATGGGTTGCTGCATGCTAATAGCGATAGCCGCAACGAGATGCGCATTGGCAGCTTCAAAATGCACAAGCTAGGGCACAGAGTTATACTTGTACAGTGCACCTAGCTGAGCCTGCAGTGATAAATTAATATAGCATCTCGGAAGGAGTGCTCTAAACATGCGTGCAGAAGCCTGCACCACACTGAGGAGAATAGATGGCTTTTCGGCCTATGTTGGCGCCGCTTTCGGTGCTGATCTGGGCAGCTACGGCGATCATCCACGGGGCCCATGCCACAGAGCACCCTCACGTTCGCGCCGAGTTGTATCACGATCAATACAATAAATCTTGCCACCCCACGGTCTATACAGACTGTGACTCAATAAGGTACGACTTGGTATTAGCCAAGTACCAAGTTGACAAGACCGACGACCCAATGGGCGCAGTGGCCGATCTAGCAGAACAGTATCGAGGTTTCACTGAAAAGCAAGATCGCGACAAACTAGAACAGTTGTTTAGCGACACGCTCGGTCTAGAGATAAATCCAAGACGAACTCCCTGGTGTGCAGCATTTGTTAATGCCGTACTGGTTAAGTTGGGATATGCATACAGTGGCAGCATAGAATCTGTCAGCTTTGTCAAATACGGCATTGCTGTAACGATACCAGCCAGGGGCGATATAATAGTTCTCAAGGGTGTGGGAGGTCGCAGCCCGACACATGTTGGGTTCTTTGTTGGCACGACTATCATGCATGGTCGGCTGTATTATGGCGTGCTAGGTGGCAACCAAAGCAATGCTGTAAAAGTCAGCTATTTTCCTGCTAGCAAGGTCATTGCCATACGCAGAGTTGGTTGACATTTTTGTGCGTTGTGCTATCTTAATAGCATGAAAGACTACGATCTCAGAATAATGCGCACACCAGAACAGGGCAGCTATTACATAGTGGATTTCACTGTGGACGGTGTACCGTTTGCTCGCCGAGAATTCCCGGGTCATAGCAAACTCTATGCTCAGAGTGCTGGTCAAAACTGGATCGACGGTGTGTTGTCTGAGAAGCATTTTACTATGGAAGAATTCTTGTTAGCAGGAGCGTACATTGGACCATGATCATGTGAAAGCACTAGAGCTAGAGATAGCTATACTCAAGACCAAGCTGCAGCCGCATGACACTGGGCATATACACACTGCTATCGGTGTGCTAGAAGCAAGAATCAATGAGATACTAGGCAAGGAATCTGTACATGACTGACCGTAATCAAGCGCCCGATGGTGCAGCATTGCCGAAGATGCTGATCTTCATATTGCTGAGCATGATGAGCCCATTTTTCACCATCTTGGCGCTGAACACCGTATTCCCAGCGCTGGCCATACCCAGCAATTTTTACACATGGCTGTCGGTAATTTGGCTGCATGCTGTGGTGATTGCAGGGCAACGTGCTGCGATTCGCACAGCAGGTCGAAACGTAAAACATGACTGACATGGCCACTTGGCCCAGCGGAAACATAGTGCGCCTGGGCCCGATGGACAGATATAAAGCTAGTGCAGTAGTAGCTTGGTTGCACGAGCAGCACGGTGGGTCAAACTGCTGGGAGGACTACAGTAGCCACGGTCTTACTGGCTATAGGGGCGGGGTGTTTAGAGTCAAGTCACTGAGAGTGGAAAACGCAGAGTACATGCTAGATGTTGCGCTGCCAGATAACAGTTCGGCTATGTTGTGCTACCTCAACTGGATCTAAGATCCAATAATAAGTATTCGATGGGAGAGGCTAAGATGATCACAACTACATGCGGCATACTGATCACAAACGGCACAGATCTATTGATCTGCCGTCCAACCAATAGCTTACAATGGGACATACCCAAGGGTCGACAGGACCCTGACGAATCCTATGCAGACACTGCTATCAGGGAACTGCGCGAAGAAACTGGTATCAGCGTCAAGGAAGATGACCTCACTTATATTGGCCTGTATGATTACAAGCCTACCAAGCAGCTAGCGCTGTTTAGGTGCTATGAGATTAACATGCCTGACCCGGCACAGTGCCACTGTGAAAGCAAGTTCTTGCAAGACGGTGAACTGTATCCAGAGATGGATCGTTTCGCAGTGACTCATGTAGCTGGTGCAGTTTGGTTGATGAATCCTAACATGAACCGGATCCTAACAACCGTTTTCTTGGGAGGTTAAGCATACCAAGCGTAATGATTGATATTGAGACCATGGGTACCAAAGCTGATTGCACTGTGCTAACGATCGGCGCTGTGCAGTTTGATCCTAACGTACCAGGACACATGCCTAGCACGCTGTATCTGCACTTAGACATAGAAGAGCAACAGGCTCTCAATCGATCTGTGGATGCTGATACCATGACATGGTGGGCAACACAGGACGCTGTGGTACGTGACGAAGCATTTAAGCTATATGGTCGTGTAAAGCTGGCAGATGCACTTGCAGCACTGAGTGCATTTGTGCTGGAGGCTGATACAGTTTGGTCGCAAGGGCCAACCTTTGACATGATCATACTGGAGAATCTCTACACTCAGATGGAAATGCCAGTACCGTGGCGCTACAGCCGAGTGCGCGATAGCAGAACGTTGTTTGCAGTGCTTGGGGATCAACGTCCCGTTGATAGATCATCGGCGCATAATGCTCTCAGTGATTGTATATATCAAGCACAGGGTGTGCAGAACTGCATAGCATCTATCACTAAATGAAAGTGATAATCTCCAGAAAATTAATTGTCTCTGAGCAGTGGAAAGATGTTAACACTGCAGACTATCGCAATTATATGATAGAGTTGTGCAAACTAGACGCTGTAGAATCATGGTTACGAGACCGCGATCTTACTCTCAACATGGAGAACGTGCGTCATAAAGATGCATCTGGTCATTACATAGTAAATATCTTTTATGCTGAGCTAACACCAGAGCAGCAAATAGAACTACAACTTACATTTGGTTGATAGGTCAAAAGAAAACCCAGGATTTCTCCCGGGTTTCTCATACGTAGGCTAAGTTCTATTAGAACTTGATGGTCAATCCAACAGTAGCTGCGTCACCAGTTTCGTTGAAGTCTGCATCGTAGTTACGAGCAATCTTCGCAGATACGCTGTAGGTCTTGTTCAGCGCATAAGTTACGCCAGTAGCAAGCTGGTGGCTTTCGTAGTCGTTTGCAGTGTCAAACGCATTGCGATAGCGGTAGCTAAGTGCATTAAGCGTAATGTCGTCGTTGACCTTGTAGTCAGCTGCGCCATAGACTGCATAGTATGTGAAGTTGTCTGTGGTGAAACGCTCACCGATACCAACCTTACCGCTCAGGGCAACACCTGAGAACGCAGGCATTGCATAACCAGCTTGTACTTCGATGTTCTGCTTCAACAGCGAAGCTTCTGACTGCGACGTGCTGATAGCAGCACCTGCGCTGAATCCGCCGTCAAACTTGTGAGTGTAGCTTGCAGCAAACGTGTCCTTGTCCTTGGTGCCAAAGCTGTCAAGCACAAAGTCTTGTCCATAGCTGAAGCTAATAGAATCAACTGATGCAGGAGCAGCAGCTGCAACTGCAGGAGCAGCAGTCTTGCTTGGGAGATCAGCAGCAAATGCTACCGAAGCTGTTGCCAACAAGGCAACAAGTGTTGTAGTGATGAGTTTCATAGTAGTTCCTTCATGTTGTAGCGGTCCATTTTGGATCCTCGGACCAGCTCGGTTAACCAATTGTCATTAATGACTAGCTATATTTAACAGCAAAGGCTCAAAAGAGCAAGATCTTGCAGCACAAATAATCACACGAATGATGTTGCAATGTAACAAAACTAATGGTTGACAAGCTGCACACTTATGCTAATGTGAGGACAAGGGAGCACATCATGACCAAAATCATCGTTTTTGACATCGACGGCACTATTGCTAACATGGAGCACCGGCGCCATTGGGTTGCAACTAAGCCCAAGAACTGGCGTGCGTTTAACGCTGGCATGTCGCAGGACACTGTGCATGAGGACATTGCTAGCCTCATGGATATGTTTGCTGACAAGGATTATACCATCCTGCTGTGCAGCGGTCGAGGCGAAGAAACTCGCGGTGTGACCGAAACTTGGCTGGCAGACAACGACCTGCCCTACAAGCAGCTGTACATGCGAGCAGCTAAAGACTACAGGCAAGACAGCATCGTTAAGGTCGAGCTGCTGGATCAAATCCGTGCACAGCATGGTAATCCCTGGCTGTGGCTTGATGACCGCCAGCAAGTTGTTGATGCAATCCGTGCGCAGGGCGTTCGCGTTCTGCAAGTGGCACCCGGCGACTTTTGATGAAGTTGGTTGATGTCAAATGGTACTGCGCGGGACACGGCAACGTGGGGATCGTTTGCATGGATGATCCCCACGAAGGCACGGTCTACTATATTGGTCAGTGCAGTGGTACTAGCATAGAGCTAGACATTGAACACATCAGCAACTGGGGCAGCAGGTTTCCTGTAGATGCAGGTAATGTATTGTTTGGCTATGCAGAAAGCAAGCACTATGACACCAACTGAATGGTATAGTGAAAAGAAGAAGGCATACCTAGAACGCTATGGCACTGCGTGGAAACATCTTTCCATGTATGGCGACAGCCAAGATTCAGAAGTATGCGAAACTGCTATGCGGTCTGGTATCGAATCACGCTTTCTAAAACCCAATGGAGCAGATGAAATTGAAATGGTTGCTAATGCAATCATGATCAGAGACTACATCAACGAACGACACAATAGTGCTAAGTAGTGATAATGAGTGACTTTGATAGAAAAGTTATGTATGTTTAACATGTAATTCAACACGTGAAAAGGTTTGGCAATGCCTACATTATGGGTATTAGGTGGTAGTTTTGCAGTACCATATCCAAGTGCTAGCAATTACATACATATATTGTCCCAAGGTCTTGGATTAGAAATTAGTAGCTATTCTATGGGCGGATCTAGCATACCTCACATGTGTATGGAACAATGGCCGCAGATACGTGATCATATCAGCTGCGGCGATGTAGTATTGGTTGCTCTCACAGCACCGCATCGGACCTATTTCTTATCAGGTCATCCAACTATTAGCGCACTATCTGAACTACACAACCACACAACAATTATGTCATCAGATGACATACCTACTGAAGAAAAATCTGCATTAATTAATTATTATACGTATCTTCATAGGGATCCGCTGAATCTTAGTTGGTTGCGATCCTGGTTTTATGAGTTAAATCATGTATGCATTGAGCGAGGGGTAGTTGCTATAGTATTAGACGGCGCCCATCATAGTGATTTGATCACAATTGACGACGATTGGTCCGTTGTGCGATCCATATGGCACACGGTTACCTCAACATTCAAAAACAAACTTGATAGTTTTGATACTAATAGATATGGTAACACCGGAGATGTTGATAGCAGTGCGTGCCAATCATTAATCAGAGGACACGGCCACTTATACGGTGTAAGTAGAGAAGAACACGTAGATCGCGCATCGTTTAGTTGGTTAGAAGAACACGGCGATTTCAGAATGAATCACCTAGGAATTGTAAATCACAAGGTGCTAGCTGACAAGATAATAGCCAGCATTAAAGATGGGGCAATGCTAGACTTGACCACTGGGTTCCATACAAGATATATAGATAAGCAATATTTTAAATCAGTAGGTTGGCTACAACAGCATACTATGTGGCCACCATTTTGCGACATTGAAGGAGTTTGGCGCAAGACTTGGGGCAAGAACGTATGAAAGAGCTGATGCAGCCAGTAGATCAGCAGATCATGATGTGTGATGATCGCAATGAAGTGTTGATGATGGCATGTGCGATGCTGCAGCGTGTTAAAGAGATATTTGACAGCCAGCTGGGCACCGAAGGGCGCAAACTAATGTTTAAGGATCTTGTGAAATAAGCATAAAGTTTGTGATATTGGCTACAGTAGTTGGCGCAGCATAGACAACTTGATCCGGAGTGTAACTTGCCATTACAATGATTGGCTCGCAGACGTTTGATATACAGGAAATGCAATGACAGGTTTTTTCAATAACCACCGTGCTCAATCAGCACAGCGTGTCTTAATATTGGGTGACAGCTTTGCTGTCAAACATACTGGCTACGATGATGCAGACTCTGATAATGGTCCTAGCTGGACCATGCTGTTGGAATCAGATCCTCGTTTCAAAATTACTAACATGGCCGAAGGTGGGTCAGGCATGTGGTTCTCATTCCGTAACTTCATGAAGCATCATCATGAATATGATGTCATACTGTATGTTGTATCTGAATCGCATAGATTATACCATCCTATATCCACTGATTCTGGTATACGACACTGGAATTTCGCTGCACCCTGGTGGTTTGATGCCATAAGACACAAGCTATCAGCTCAATCATCGGACAATCCTGGGTTAAAAGAAGTGTCAGCTATAGAACTTTTTTTTGAACATCTATTAGATATAGAAGAACGAGACACATTTCAACGTTTGATGATCAACGATATCAGAACAGTTAGACCGGATTCTATCTTGATACCTGCATTCCGTGAATCTATATATGATCACCACGGGACGTGCTTAATAGACATATCTGACAGGGAGATACATCACCTCGGCTTGAGAATGGCTGATACTTTCAAGACACGCGATGAAAGACGGCTGTGCCACTTGACCAAAGAAAATAATCGCACGCTGTATGAGCATGCGGTGCGATGGATAGACGGTGAGAACATGAGCATGCATGCTGAGGATTTCGGCGTCATGTCAGCAGATGAGCTAGATAGATACTTGCCGTTGCTAACACCAGAGCGCTGGGCAGTGATAGAAAGCATGATCTAACTGGTTGACAGGCGTTCAAATTGTGTTAATGTATCACTGTATACCACAACTCGGAAAGCTACAAGATGACACACTTCCTCAAGAACGGCAGCACTTGGCGAGTGGCTGCTAACGCAGCTATGGACTTGCACAGCAAGCTTCCTCCGGGTAACTACATCGTCCGGGCTGATCAATACGGTGTGCTGTTCCTCGAAGAAATTGATGCGTTTGTCGCGCCTAAGAAGATCTATGGCAACACAATCAAGATGACTGATCGCATCCTCAATACTTTCAATGATCGTCCTGCCGCAACTGGTGTGCTGCTCACAGGCGAAAAGGGCTCAGGCAAGACACTGCTAAGCAAGATGCTGAGCATCAAGGGTGCCGAACAGGGCATGCCCACCATTGTGGTCAACCACCCTTGGAAGGGCGATGCATTCAACAAGCTGATCCAAGACATCCAACAGCCCTGCATGGTGCTGTTTGACGAGTTTGAGAAAGTCTACAATCGCGATGAGCAAGAAGCCATGCTCACGCTGCTGGACGGGGTGTTTCCCAGCAAGACACTGTTTGTGCTGACCTGCAACGACAAGTGGCGAGTTGATGCGCACATGCGCAACCGTCCGGGTCGCATCTACTACATGCTGGACTACACTGGCCTGACCATGGAGTTCATCGGAGAATACTGTGCTGATAATCTCAAGAACCTGCAGCACACAGATGGCGTTTGCAAGATCGCCAGCTTGTTCAGCGCTTTCAACTTTGACATGCTCAAGGCACTGATTGAAGAGATGAATCGCTATGACGAACCGGCACAAGAATCCATGCAGATGCTGAACACCAAGCCCGAGTTTGCCAACAGCGACGAGTACATGGTGCAGCTGATCGTTGACAACAAGCCCGTTGAAGCCAAGGACGTGGAGAACAACGGCAAGTGGAACGGCAACCCGCTGAACGGTGAGATCGACATCGGCGTGCGTGATTACGACGACGCCGGCGAGCAGGACGGGTGGGTCACCTACAGCTGGAATGGCCGTGATCTCAACAAGGTTGATGCGCATGCTGGGCAGTTTCAGTTTACCAACGAGGACGGTACAGTGGTGCTGACTCGCGTGGTCCAGCGCAAGGTCAACTACTTCATTGACTTTTGATACTAGGTAATGCGAAATCTTTGGATATTAGGCGACAGCTATGCGTCTCTTTATTTAGGTACTGATACCTACCTAAATAAAATAGCTGAGAATCTAGATTTACTGCCAAGGCTGCCCGGCGGCCTTGGCGGGTCGTCGTTACCTTATATGTTTGCTGAGCAGTGGCCCAAAATCAAACCTCAATTACAACCAAACGACCTGTTGTTGATTGCTGTCACAGGACCTCACCGTACTTGGTTCTTTCATGCGTATCCAAATATCAGTACACTTGGTTCTATAAATCCCAGCACAGTACGGCATGCAGCGCAAACAGACGCTACTGCTGCTGAGGGTATAGGCATGCTTACACAAGAGCAAATAGCTGCTTTTAACCATTATTATGTTTACCTACATCGCGACCAGTTACATCTTGAATGGTTGAGATCGTGGTTTGAAGATGTAAATGCTACATGCTGCCAATTGTGCATTAAAGCGGTAGTGCTTGACTGCTTTGACGATGGAATGGTTGATCAGTTTGCTGTTGATTCTACTATGCGGGTGAAAACAGACCATTTGCCAGCCATCATACGCGGCAATCAGTGTTTACAGTATGTGACAAAGCTCGAATATGCTAATAGTCGCACGCAAGACTATATAAATCGCAACCCAGATCCAAGGATGAACCATCTTAGCAAAATTAACCATACCATATTAGCTGAGAAGATAACACACAGCGTAACCAATGATGTTCCATTAGATCTAACTAGCGGCTGGGCATCTCGCCATATAGATTCGTCAAAGTTTGCATCTGAAGAATATCTCAAGACTGTGTTTGCATGGCCACTGTGTTATAAATTAAATCCCAACGATTTCTGATAGTGGTTGACAAGTGTACATCCTATGCTATTGTGTGTTATCTAGCATAGGATGGATTGCCATGACCGGATGGACGATGCGAGTTGATTTTGTTACTGCTGAACCGCTGGAACACGGCAATTGGTCAGCAGTAGAGTTCGAAACTGAAGCAGAAGCACGACTGTGGTGGAATGCTGCAGACACTCGGTCTGGTGTGCATCGAGTCATGACACTGACTGACCCCGACGGCAATGTAGTAGACCAGCGAGTGGTGTCGGTGGGAGTTTGGTGATGGACGCTGATGTTATCAAATATTTGATCGAAGACTCTGTTACTGTAGATATCTACGGCGACCTGCATGGGCATGACCGAGTTGCCGAAGAGATTGCTCACTACATCAAACGTCTAGAGGATCAGATCAAGAAGTTAGAATCGACGAAGTCTGTTGAACCGTGGTTTGATCGTATGGGCGGGCAGTTTACTCCAGAAGAAATTGCAGAATCAGAACGTGGAGGTCATGGCTGGTGATATACTTCAACTTCAAATTGGTTAATCCGTTTCGTTACAAAGAAACTAAGTCAAAAGACTATGTTTACAAAGAACGAGTGATCGCCAAGAACAAAAGCGTAGAGCTGCAGATCAGCAAATGGAGAACCGCTGCATCGCTGTTTACGTTTGAACTAGATTTGCGATGGAAGGGGCAGGACCATGCAGGTCCCAGCATCATGATCGAAGCATGGAAGTATTTCTTTAATCTTAAGATTTACGATCATAGACACTGGGACTATGAGAACCAAACTTGGGAAGTATACAGCGAGGAACTTCACGATGAATAAGCTTGACTATGCCCTAAGGCTGATTGAGATGCTGGCTTTAGAAATGATAGAGAGGACCCCCGATCACGGCAAGATCAAGTGGGTACTAGACACAGCCAAGTCGTTACGAAACGCAACTGAAAAGGACGCAGTGTGAAACCTGATAAAGTGATCCGAGACGGTATGGTCGCAGTGCTGTACTCTCCGGGCTATGGTGCCGGATGGTCTACGTGGGCACACAACGACGACATTGCCAAGTTCATCACCTTTGACCGACGACTGGTTGCTGCAGCAGAACGCAACGCCGCCGGTGACGAAGTTGAGGAATTGTTGTCTGACATCTTTGGGCCAGATACCTACGTGGGTACCGGTGGATGGGATCAGATCAAGATCGCCTGGGTTGAAAAAGGTCAGCGTTTTCACATTACAGAATACGACGGATCTGAGTCTATTCGATCCCACAACCCCAACGACTACTACACTGCTTAAAGGAAACCAAATAGATGATATATGTAGTGATGCGTCGCGATCGGTACCAGGAAACTGTGCAAGCAATCGCTGCATTTGATAGCCACATGGATGCATACAACTATGCAAACAGCATCGACGACGGCAACGAAAAATACGCATACCGCATTGACTCTGTGCATCTAAACCCTGCCAAGGACATCAAATGATGCGATTGCTCAACAAATTGTATGGCAAAGACGGCCCAATTTGGATAGCACCGGCGACACTGTTTATATGCTTCTTGATACCTGGGTTGATGGTATTAACACCATGGCGCCAATATGCAGTTACTGCTGCCTGGTCTGTGCAGCTTACATTTGTGACCATTGGATTTGTGTGGATATCATGGCGACGCAGGATCAAACCATGGATATGCCGTTGGTTGGTCAAACAGATGTTCCCCAACGGTGCACGGTCATTATCGGGTGGCACACAGCCAGTAGCAAGCACATCTGGCAACCTCTGCGGCGCAGGTGGGCAGAATCATCCTCCCATGACCAAGACTTGGCAAGAGCTTTTTGACGATTGGCCTGATCGCAGCATGCGAATTGTTGCCAACAAGGACAACATACGTGCCATAAAAGAAGTCATGTTCTTTGGCTATTTTGCACCACTGGAATCGTGGTGCGAACGCAATTTCAGCAGTGCATTCTACCTGTGGTCAGACGAGACTGCCATCAAGCTGATCATCCCTGATGCCAACGACCGCATGCTGTGGATGCTGACCTGGAATCAGGGACTGCCTGCCCCTGGCGAACTAGATGAAGTTATGCGAATAGTGATCTCTGCAGATTATGGTTGACGTTCCTGTAGACTGTGTTATGTATAGTGTATGTTGTGTGCACAAGGGAACCGCGCTATGAAGTTTGTCATAGTACAAAGCAGCAAGCTAGAAAAGATCGCCGAAGCCCACAGCTTTACTGGGGGCGAATACGGCGTGTGGTATCACAACGGTCAGATGGTAAGTTACCGGGAAGAATTTGACCGGGACGAAGATCGTTACTACTACGACTACTACGTCCGCGAAGACTTTGTACTGAGCCAAGCCTAACTGGGAGATTGGGATCATGGGAATCGCTCGCAAAAATGAAAATGGCGTCTATGTAACGTATGATAGCATCAGCTGTAGTCGTTACAGCTTTGAAGGCACCGCCGAAAGTTTAAAGGCTTACATTGACTCTGTTGTTGAAGAAGCCAATTCCAAAGGTATGATTGGTGATGGTATCTTTGACATAAACATGAACCGCGGATTCTATGATGACTATGAATTAAACATTACGTATGAATTTTATCGAGTGGAAAACGATAAAGAACGTGCTACTCGTGAAAAAGCCGAAGCTGCTGAAAAAGATCGTAAAGCCAAAGATCGTAAGAAAGCTGCTGAAAAGCGCAAGCTGAAAGCTGATGCTGAGTATGCCGAATACGAACGGTTGAAAGCCAAGTTTGGGGATTGACACTGTCTACCAGACTGTGTATACAGCACACAACACACACAGAAAGGACTACAATATGCAGGACGTTACTATTGTTGCAGGCAGTTACCGTAACCAGCCGCTGACCGATGTGCGCTGCATGTTGGTGCAGCCTATCAAGATGGGAAGCCGTGGTTGGTATGGCAACTTTCAAATACCGGGTATGGGTAGCATTCGTGTGCAACTGCCCAGCGAATCTAGCTTGTCCTATCACGGCACGCTGAAGTCGCCAGAGTTGGCAGCTGCTGAAGAAATCACTGACGAGCAGATTGCCAAGCGTATTGAGGATCGATTCAACATTCTCAATGAGATCACTGCAGGGGTTGCGTCTGATACAGTGCGCAGTTTGATTGTCAGCGGTGCGCCTGGCATGGGCAAGAGCGTGGGCATCCAAAACATCTTGGATCGCGAGATGTCGCTGAACGGCATTGAATACAACAAGATCAGCGGCAGCATTGTCAGCGCATTCCAACTGTATCAAGTGTTGTTTGACAATGCAGAGCCCAACAGCGTGCTTATCCTCGATGACTGCGACAGCTTGCTGTTTGATTCAGACTGCGTTAACTTGCTCAAAGCTGCGCTGGAAAGCGGCGACCGTCCGCGCATGGTTAGCTATAACAGCGAAAGCGTGGTCAAGCTGGGTATGCCCAAAACGTTTGAATTCAATGGTCGCGTGATTTTCATCACCAACTTGGATTTCCAACAGATCATTGACAAGGATCGCGGTGCTGCCAAGCACATCTCTGCACTGGTTGACCGTAGCTTGTATTTGGATCTCAGCATGCACACTCGGCGTGAGATCTGGTGCCGGGTTGAGACCATGGTTCGCAAGCATCGCATGCTCAAGTCGTTCTGCTTTGACGAGCCGGTTATCGACATGCTGTTGGATTATGTCAAGGAACGCCGCGATGATTTTCGTCGGCTAAGCTTGCGGACTGTGGTTCAGCTTGCGCAGTTTGCCAAAACCAGCCCCGACGGTTGGCGTCGCATGAGCGAAGCATTCCAGATCCGGCCGCGCTGATGGCAACCAAGTTAAGAACAGTTGAGGAAACAATCCGCTTGTTTCCTCATCATGTGCGGATCAAACCTGTAAAAGTAGCAGCCTACGGCCGTTCAAACATGCGCGAATGGTTTTCCGAGCATCAGATACGAGTGCACCATTTGTACGGCGATGCAGCAGATGTATATTGGGAGACAGGCTGGTCCAACTTTTACTTCAAACGCGACACGCATGCTGTACTTTTTAAATTAACGTGGCTATAATCTAGCTAAGTCCGGGAGATGTACGATGAAACAATATGTGATTGCAGTCTATGAAGGTTTGATCAAGATTGGTCAACGAGTTGAATCAGATGCAAAAATTGCAGGATATATCTCTGATTGGTACAAGAGCCAAGGATATGAAACCCAGGTTCAGGTATTTGAATATGAGGGGAATGCACGATGACATTGGTTAATCTTGACGGATCATTTTTCAACGTGGATCGCATAGTAGCGATCACTCGCTGTAACAAGATTGGCCCAAGAGATACGACCTATATCTGGTTTAGTGCATGCGAAGACGACTACTTCCAGGTAAACATGACACTTGACCAAGTGATTGATACTATCGCGGCCAAGGTTGCTGGACTGTGAACACTCACAGCCGGTTCTATGCAGTGGTTGACGCACTGAACAAGACAGAATACTATGTGTATCCGGGTGATATTGAACTTGGCGACGATAAGTGGATGCACAACGGCGTGCAGATTACCTTAAACCAAGACGGCACGGCGTGGAGCATTACTACCAACGAACTAGACGTGAGCATCCACGATAAATGGGGAGATACTATACTATTTGATCGCGGCACACCAGATGACTTAGAACGGCTATATGTACAAATGAGGTTAACGCATGGCTAACTACACACCAGACAACTGGGTTGTTATCAAGTTTAAAGGTGACGACCCACACTATCGCGTGCTCGTTGGATGGTCGGGCGGCTACAGTGATGGTGATTCATGGCGCATGAACAGCGGCATCGTCAGGGTTGAAGAGACTGAACACGCATTCCTTTTCTATGGTGCATCTGGATCTTGTTATGAAGGCCGCAAGACTGGATATTGCTTGCGCAAGAACAACGCATATATTTGGACGCAGCTGCAAGAACTGCACGGCGACAAGGTTGAGATCATGCCAGAAACTACCGACTGGCTCAGCATGGATTGGATCATCAAATGATCATGTTTGAAACAGTGCTGAACCTGGTGGCTGGTGGTATACTAGGGTATCTCATAAGCGACACTGCTTACAAAGCATACGGTACGGACAGCACCAGAGGCTTACTTACGATCTTGGCTATACTGGCTTGCCTACTAGTGCACGTCATCGCATCGGAGCGCATACACAAGCAGAACTTTCTAAACATGTTGCGGTCTGAAATAGAGCAAGGAGCGATCCAATGATTAACAACTATGTGCGATATCGAAACTGGTATTTCGAACATCAAGCACCGCATGAATGGCCACTTAGGCCGCAAGAAGCATTCAAGCAACACATCAACGCAATGACGCAGTACGAGCTGCTAGAAACGCTTGAAGGGTTCGGCGAAGAAGACAACGACGAATACGCGCCTGGGTCTGTACCTGAGAAACTGATGTTGGAGATGTTTGATGACGACGTTTAACGACTGGTTTGACGAGATTGAAGTGTTTAGTGCTCGGTCCGAACGGTTCTACGACGACTTTAACTCTAGAGAATCTGTGAGGATGACGCTTTGGCTCAAGGCTGCGTATGAACAAGGCAGCGAAAACGCAGCATCTGCTCGCGTTGAGCAGTTGGAAGCAGCGTGTTGGCGTATGCAAGAACAGCGCGATCGTGCTGTTGGCTGGCGCGACAGTGATCAACTGCGTGCAGACACTGCAGAAGCCAAGCTGGCAAAAGCTGTAGCTGCACTGCAAGAAATTGCCCAAGGTCCTTATAAGGCTGAGCAAATGGCAGCATGGATTGACCGCACGATGTCTCAAACTAGTAGTGTGCTAGCTGAAATAAAGGCGAGTAAATGATGAATGACCAAGAACTGATCGAACGTCTGCGGGAAGGTAAGGCTGAATACTTTGTGCAAACTTTTGCCGCCGACCGCATCGAGGAGTTGGTGAAAGAGCGGGATGAAGCCCGCATTGCTATAAACCAGATTGGTGAAGCAATGGGCGTTTTAGGAATTGTCCAATGCCTAGGTGACATTGTTGCCGAGGCCAAAAAGAGGTTTGCCAAGCTGGCCAAGGCGGTGGAGGCGCTGAAGTTTTACGCACCTCAAACTGTTGGCGGGATTACGTTTGTTGGTGGTGATGACGCAGGTAAACGTGCCAGCGCTGCACTAGCCGAACTGGAGAAGATGTGATGGGCGGCATGAGCCAATATTTGTTCAAGCTAGAAGCTGATTTGGACCTAGCCGAAGCCGAATGCAAGCGATTAACTGACGACCGCGACTCGTGGAAAGATAAGTTCGAAAAATTAGAGCGAGAACGAGATGCGCTGCAACTCGTGCTGAAGTTCTATGAAGTAGATAATAAATCTACTCACGCTATCCTAGCAAAGGCAGCAGCAGCACTGGATGAAGCAATTTATCTGCTTGATCCAGACGAGGAAGATATCGCTAAGGAAACTGGGCTGTATCGTATCGTGACTACTCGTGCTTTGATCGGGGATGTAAAATCTCTGTCTGACGACCTAAAATAGTGGTTGACAGGCCCTATATCTATGTTATTGTACGGTATAGAGCAAAACACACACGGAGCAAACAAGATGGATATCAAGCAGATCAATGCCGCAATCCTCGCAGGCGACTTCAACATGGACGAGCTGCGCAGCATCTGGGACACGGTCAAGCGTGCCAATCAGCGTGCTAGCTTGATGAAGGCTCGGGATTTCATCGTTGGCGACAAGGTCAAGTTCACTGACCGCGCTGGGCGCACCTATGAGGGCACTGTGTCCAAGGTTGCGATCAAGAACTTGGTCATTGCTACTCCGCTGGGTGCGTATCGCGTGCCTGCTAACATGCTCCAAGCAGCGTAAGGATACGAGAACATGCATACACTTGCAGCTATGGTTGTTGGCGCAGTGATTGGCGCTGTTGTTATGGACTTCATGTGGGCCTGGCGCTTGGGTATTCCGCAGCGCATGTGGTACCGTTACACTCAGCGCAACAAGGATTAACATGCCCAAGCTTTTTATCTTAATTGGCGTGCCCGGATCAGGTAAGAGCACTTGGATTCGGTCGCGCAATCATGATGCAGTCATAGCCAGCACAGATGACAAGATCGAAGCTGCAGCAGCTGCGCAGGGCAAGACCTACAACGAAGTGTTTGACGCTGAGATCAAAGCTGCTACTGCAGCTATGCGCGAAGATGTCAAGCAAGCTGTGCGAGACAAGCGCGACATCATCTGGGATCAAACCAACCTCACTGCCAAGACACGCCGCGGCAAGATGGGGCAGGTTCCCAAGAGCTATGAACGCATTGCACTGTTCTTTCCCACGCCTGATGGTGAGGAATTAGAGCGTCGATTGGCCGGCCGTCCTGGCAAGACAATTCCGGCACATGTGATGGCAAGCATGCTGGCAAGCTTGCAACCGCCCATGATCGACGAAGATTTTGACGCAATCTACGAGGTACCGGCACAGAGCTGACTGCCTCGTAGATCACAACACACAGTGAGATAGTATCGTGCCTCGAATCAAAGCATACAAGAACGCAGGAAAGATCATACCTGTAGCAGATGCCAAGATTGGTATTGCCTTCAAATGTCCATGGACTGGCAAGCTGTTTGGTGACAAGCGTGGCTATGTCGCGCACCTAAAAGTTCTCAGAGCTGATCGGATACATCGACAGATCCGTGTGAAACGCATGTCTCGCCTCAAAGAAGAGCTGTGGTCTCGCAGCGATTTTCACAGCGTGGTCAGTTGGATTGAGCTGCATCCAGAAGTGCTGTTTGATGCAGTCATGGACCGTGGTCATGAAGGGTGGGCTGATCGCAGGGCGCATCTGCGCAGTGACTTTTGGATCAAGATCACTTATCTAAAGATGCAATACAGCGACAGCGTCAGCAACAGCCACAGCGCACCTAGGGGAAAACATACCAACTGGGGCGGCGCCAACAAAGACATTCCTCGCGGCTATCCTGGCTGGTCTGGACACATAGAATTCCAGCTTAGCCACGATCTGAGCTTTGGATCAGACATCCTCAAAACTCTGCGGATCCACACTGGGTCTGGCGGGGGTACCAGCGGACAACGCTATGGATACGACGTGACTTTCTGGGCAGATGATTGGCCTGGTCTCAACATGATGCGTGCTCTGACTGATGGGTCTGAAAATACCGTGATCTACGGTGAACCACGCTACTTTAAATAGGGTGCTGCCAGCAATTTACAGATGCTAAATCACTGAAATTGCTGGCAGAAAAATGTGAAAAATAGTGGTTGACAGCACATACAGCTATGCTATTATACCAAAGTTGAAGCAAACACATTGGAGTTTACACATGGATAAGCTTTTTACGGTAGCTGGTTACAGCACGCACAACAGTGAGACTAAGGTTCGTTTTGCCACCAGCATGGACCGTGTAAAGGTCCTCGCACGCAACGGGCATACAGACATCAAGCTGCAGGAATTGCCCCGTGCTATGACCAAGGCAGATGCAGTAGCGTATCTGGAATCTAGTGCTGTTGTGGCTCCTGCAGTTGCGGCTGAGATGCCCGATGCTGTAGCTGACGCTAGGGCCAAGAACCTCGAGACGATCCGCCGTGTGCATCAGCGCATGAAAGCTGCTGAAGCACGTAGCGGTTTGCGGGAAGAAGCCAAAGCGGAAGTGGAAGAGTTGGAATTCATCTGAGTGTTGATCTAGACGGCCTGTATGCACACAGGTATTATCGATATCCAACACGCGAACCATGGCTGCCATGGTTCGCGTGGCGGCCTATTCGCATGATCTATTGGTATGACGAATATCCATTTAGCGCAGATTGTCCAATCAAGTTAAGCAAGATTGTGTGGCTGAAGACCATACTGCGCAGGCGCGTGCTTGATAGCCGTGCAGGACCCGGCAGGGAATTTGCGCCACCTGTCAAATATACGGAATATACCACACTGTTTGATCTGCTCAAATGGGGCAGCAGCGAGTAAATAGCTCATGCAGATTAGAGAACTCTTAGAAGGTGGTTGGGACACGACTGTGACACAGGGCACAGTGATCAAGCCTGCCACAGTAAAGATCACGCTGGCCAAGGTACAGCAGTTTGTCACAGATTTCAACAGATGGCTTAGCGCTACTAACCAAGGTCCGGTGGCGCTGGGCAGACCCACTGGGTCGGGCACCTATCATGAGATAGACAGCAAAGAGCATCCCGACAAGGTCTACGGCGACATCGACCTGCAGATGATTGCCCCAGATGTGCAGGGTACTAGCTACGGTCAATACACCACACATTGGAACAGGCTAGCTGACGAATTCGTCAAAAGCAACACGCCAAACTATATACACACAGGTGAAAGCAAGCCAGGGCATCCAATATTTCAGATTGGCCCCGATCAGTATGTACAAGTAGACTTCATGTGGCACCCACCGCATCTCAAGGATTGGGGTGCTGCTCGCGTCACTCCGGAGCGCGGCATCAAGGGATTGCTTACTGGTAACATGTACAGCGTGCTGGGAGAGCTGCTAGACATGAGCATACAGCATGCAGGTGTGCAGCTCAAGACCATAGATGGCAAGCATGTGCCGTTCAGCAAGCAAAAAGGCGCTGTGGTAAAGACCATCAGCACTGATCCAAGATCGTTTATATACGACATCTTCATGAACGAGTACCAACAGATCACAGGGCAAGAGCCTGGCACTGCCAAGGTTGACCAGCTGCTAGATAGGTTCAGAGGCAACGACCCAAGCGATGTCAAGATCAGCAAGCTGATCAATGCTGTGAAAGGTTTAGCACGTAGCTTTCAGATCAACGGTATGTATGGCAAGCAGGACCTTGCAGGCTTTGGCGATGCACACGACTTCTTGAATAAGTTCATGCAACGTTATGAAGAAAAGGCCATGACAGACGTCAACGCTAAGAAGCGCGACAAAGCTGAGACACCAGAAGCCAAGGCTCGTGCAGAAGCTGATCGTCAGAAAGTGCTTAGCGGTCTGGATACTGTAAAGGGCTTGTTCAATCTATGATACGTTATCGCAGCGTTTGGATATCAGATGTGCATCTAGGTACCAGGATGAGCAATGCAGCCGCACTGCTGGAGTTCTTCAAGACTTTTGAGACAGATAAACTGTTTCTAGTTGGCGATATCATTGATGGTTGGGCATTAAGCAAAAGTTTTTATTGGCCACAAGCACACAATGATGTGATACAGAAGATACTACGGCAAGCCCGCAAAGGCACTGCAGTGACCTACCTGCCTGGAAACCACGACGAGTTTCTGCGCAACTTTGGTGACCACATATTTGGCAACGTCAGATTGATCGACAGTTGCATATATCACGCAGCCGACGGTAAGTGCTACAAGGTCATACATGGCGACCAGTTCGACGTAGTGATCAAACATGCCAAATGGCTGGCACATCTAGGCAGCTGGGCATATGACATGCTGATTGCACTTAACGTGACGGTTGGCAGCGTGCGTCGGATGCTGAAACTTGAACCGTGGAGCCTCAGCGCTTGGGCCAAGTACAAGGTCAAACAGGCTGTGAACTTTATCGGAAACTACGAAGAGAACCTCAGCGGTTATGCCAAAGCACACGGCTGTGACGGTATCATATGTGGGCACATACATCACCCTAACATCAGAGACATAGACGGAATTGTCTACATGAACTGCGGTGATTTTTGTGAAAGCTGCACTGCATTGGTTGAACACGAAGACGGACGCTGGGAGATCATTAGATGGCCACTAAACTCTGTATCGTAACTGATGCTTGGCTACCACAAATAAACGGTGTAGTTACAACACTGACCAACTTGGTACGAGAAGCCGAAGCTGCTGGCTGGGAAGTGTTGGTCATACATCCAGGGTTGTTCCCCAATCGTCCTGCGCCTGGATATCCAGAAGTGCAGATATGTTGGCCATGGGGTGTTCGCAAGATGGTTCGCAAGTTTAACCCCGATCATCTGCACATAGCCACTGAAGGACCACTGGGACTGATGGCACGCATCAGCTTTCGCCGCTGGGTACTGACCACTGCTTATCACACGCAATGGGCACCAATCTTCAAGCGCATGTTTGGATTGCCCGAGCAACTGACCTGGGGCTTTATGCGTTGGTTCCACGATCACGGCAAGGTCATGGTGCCTACACCCAGCATACAGCGCGAACTGATAGACCAGGGTGTCAAAGCAGAAGTTGTGCTGTTTAGCAGAGGTGTTAACCTGGACAAATTGACTCCTACTGTAGAGCATACAACAAATCTACGACCGCGCATACTAAGCGTTAGCAGAGTCAGCGTAGAAAAGAATCTAGAAGCATTTTGTCAGTTAGATGCTGATAGATATGATCTAGTATTGGTAGGCGACGGTCCGCATCTAGCATCGCTACGAGCCCAGTATCCACGAGTACACTACACAGGTATGCTGCACGGATCAGAGCTAGCAAATGAGTATGTTCGTGCAGACTGTATGGTGTTCACCAGCCGTAGCGATACCTTTGGGCTAGTGATAATTGAATCACAGTGCATGGGAACACCTGTTGCTGCGTATCCAGTCAAGGGACCAATAGACGTGATATTACCAGAGACTGGTTGCATGCGCGACGATATTGATGCTGCTATCACTGCTGCACTACAGCTGGACAGGGAAGTCTGCCAACGTATTGCTAGGGCCAAGTTTAGTTGGTTACATGCTTGGCTACAGTTCAAAGACAATCTAGTTTCACACGACAGCTGATCGTAACATGGCCGTCTACATACTGTATCATAATGTTAGATCTGATAATATCCCACAATGGAATTATATACCTGACCCGCAGCAACTAACTAATTGGTCAGCTGATCCGGCACAGTTTGATATGAAGTTCATAGAAAACATGCCTAACACTGCTGTTGCGTATGCTAGGATAGAAGACGTTCCGGTAGGCAGCAATTGGTTGTATCCCCTGCACAATCTATACAACAATTCAGTTTATACTCGCTCAGATCTGAAGATATTTGATCATTTCATGTCTGTGCCTAGGCTTTGGGATGATCTCTTAGCCGGATGTGGTAGGATACTCTATGATGTTAGCCGTGAGGGATTTTTATTCCCAAATTTCGTACTTGGGCAAGTAGAAGGATTTTTTAAACAGAACGGCATACCATTAGACCGGGTTGTGTTTGGAACTAGTGCTGCTAATGCTGGTGAGATATTTCTACAAAACGGCTACACTATGCAGTCATTATCGTTTCAGCAACTTGAATTGGAATCAAGTTGGTGGTCGCAACACTTGCCAACTGTACCACTGCATCGTACCATAGATAAACGATTCTTATGCTTTAACCGATTGTACAAATATCGGCTGCACCGACTGCAACTACTAGCCAAGCTGCACCGTAGAGATCTGTTGGGACAGTTCTACTACAGCATGTTGGACGGCGTTGACGACATCGACATAGTTGCAGCTGCAGCGCAGTTAGTAGGTACAGAGCCAGCTAGCTATGATACCATTAGTGCAATGAGAGAACTCAAACCCAGAATGCCAATGCTGTTGGATACTGATGATTTGAAAACCAATCTGGCCTGGGAACACACTGATACTGTAGAATCATATTACCGTCGCACGGGTATCAGCATAGTAACAGAAACCTTGTTCCACGATGGTGAGATATTGGTGAGCGAGAAGACCTGGCATCCCGTGCGCATGCAGCAGCCATTCATCGTGCTGAATGGCCCCGGCGCATTACAGCATCTCAGAGATCTCGGCTACAAGACGTTTGGCCAATGGTGGGACGAAGGCTATGACACGATTGCAGATCCGTATGACCGTTTGGATGCTGTCGAACAGCTGATAGCAGATATCGCCAGTTGGTCCGACACTAAGTTTGCACAGTTCGTAGCAGAGTCTGCAGCAGTGTGCCAGCACAATCTGATCCACTTGCAGTCGGCACACACCCGCATAAGCTACGACAGCAAATTAAAGGCATTGTTCATATAAGATTCCGCT